TAAGGAATAAATCATGGCACTTGATTCAGACAATGTAAGGGTGGCCGTTTCGGGCGCTGTTTATGTCGCACCAACTGGCACCACCGCACCAACCGATTCTGGAACCGCACTTGATGTGGCTTTCATTGACCTTGGCTATGTCTCAGCTGACGGCATTGCTGAAAACATTGACCGCACAACCAACCAGATTAGAGCTTGGCAGAACGGTTCACTAGTGCGTGAGGTTACCTCTGAGGGAACCTACACAATTGAACTGACTTTCATTGAAACCAGTGAAGCTGTTCTAGAGCTTTATTACGGATCAACCATTACCGCAGGTGTTCTGACTGGAGACCCTACCGCCACAGGTGGCCGTCAGTCATTCGTGATTGATGTAATTGACGGCGCTATCATTGAGCGCATCTACATCCCAGCTGGTGAAATCACCGCAGTTGGAACACGAACCCTAGCCTCAGGCGAGGCAGTGGGCTACCAGGTAACAGTGACCGCTTATGCGGATGCTGGTGCAACCACATTCAAGAAGTTCTTTAGCCAGCTAGAGGCTTAAGAAAAAGAACCCCTGGGCCGCTTTCATGCGGCGGCGGCTCAGGGCTACACTTACAGGGTGGGGCCTAAAAATCCCACCCTCAGCCGCAACACTAAGAGAGGCCGCATTGATGTCATACGAAATAGAGCACAATAAAAACAAAATAACTTTGCCGAGCTTTAGTAATCTGCCCGTGGGTGTGATTCGTAAAGCCAGGAAACTTGACCCTGATGATCAGATGTGGTTCATGCTTGAATCAATTCTGGATGAAAAAAGTTTGGATGTCATTGACAGCATGAGCCTCTCTGAATTTACAGAGGCAATGAAAGGTTGGACACAGGGTGCACCCGTGGGGGAATCCTTGAAGTCCTCCAAATCCTAGAGGACTATAAACACGCTTTCACCTATGACTTTAGAGCCAGATTTGGCTTGGGTCTGGGAGCGCTAGGGAATGAGGTTCCCTGGCCAGAGGTAATCAGCTTGGTTTCCATCCTTATGGCAGACCCCACCAGCTGGCTACAAACAGCCAAAAACAAATGGCAACACCCAATCACTTATGAGTGGACTATCCACGCCGCAACTTATGACCTACTGGCCCAGGTGAACTCAAAGAGAAAACCAAAACCGTGGCCACGCCCGTGGGGCAAGCAAGACAAAACACACATTGGCAAAATAAACCGTAGGGATGCAAGAGCAATCTTACAAAAAGCTAAAGATGGAGACCTTGAATGGCAGAACAAGCTTATGCCTATGTGACACTTATCCCAGTGGCCAAGGGATTTCAAGGAGCCATTGCCAAAGAAATGGGCAGCGCTGGCGGGGCTGGTGGAGCGGCGCTTGCTACATCCACAGGAAAAGGCTTTGCTGGCAACATCAAAAAAGCTATTGGCCCAGCCATTGGCATTGCCGCTGGAGCTCTAGCCGCCGCAAAGATTGGCGGGTTTCTATCGGGGGCAGTCAGTGAAGCCACTGATCTAAAGACAGCCCTGACCGAAGTGGTAACCCTGACGGGTGCCACAGGTGATGCCGCCAAAGCCAGCCTTGGTGAGTTCGCCAGCTTGGTTGGGGATGTCTCTAAAGAGTTTGGCATTGCCCAAGACACCCTGACTAATGGACTTTACAACGCAATTTCAGCTGGTGTGCCAAAGAAAAATGCTCTAAGTTTTCTACAGGTTGCCTCTAAGGCCGCCATTGCTGGTGTTACCGATGTCAACACAGCGGTTGATGGTCTCTCCACGGTAGTCAACGCCTTTGGCCTTAGCGCCGAGGATGCCCAAAAAGTAGCTGACTCAATGTTCACAGCGGTCAAGGGTGGAAAAACTACCTTTGCTGAACTATCTTCATCCATGTCAAATGTTGCCCCAGCGGCGGCGGCGGCTGGAGTTGGCTTTGAGGAAATTAACGCCGCAATCGCCACTCTAACTGTGGGTGGAACTGAAACCTCAGTAGCAACCAACCAGCTCAAGGCCGCCCTGGTCGGACTCCAGAGACCCTCTAAGGAAATGGATGCTATCTTCCAGGCGCTTGGCTTTGACAGCGCTCAGCTTGCTATTGAATCAGAGGGGCTTGGCTTTGCTTTAGGTGCGGTGAGTGATTACGCTGGCGGCAATAACGGAAAAATGATTGAGCTACTTGGCTCAGTTGAGGCTGTGTCTGCCGTTCAGGTACTGGCTGGAACTGGTGCCGAGAAGTTTGCCGCTGAGCTTGCCGCTCAGGGTGAGGCCGCTGGATCAACAGCCGCCGCATTTGAGGAAATTGATGCGACCCGTAGCGCTGAAAGAAACAAGGTTGCTTTTGACAACCTAGCGCTGACACTAGGCACAGTTCTTTTGCCTATCGCCGTGGGTTTCACTGACTTTTTGACCACAACATTTGTTCCCTTTTTAGAGGACACTCTGGTCCCAGCTTTCCAAGGGGTTAGTGACTTCATAATGGAAACCTTGGTTCCAGCATTTAGCGACTTTTTCGGGTTTATCGCTGACAACATTCCAACAATCGCCACCTTTGTGGGGGTTCTAGGGTTGATGCTCATAGCGTTCAACTTGCAAGCGATAGCCACCAGGATTGCAACCACAGTCACCACCTTGTTTGGCGTTGCTCAAGCCATACTGAATACCATCCTGAGCTTGAATCCACTGACCCTAGTTGCCATTGCTATAGCCGCCCTAGTCGCTGGCATTGTTTACCTGGCTACACAAACCACATTCTTTCAGGACATCTGGGCCGCAATGACAGCATTTGTCAGTCAGGCTTGGGAAGATTTCAGCGCCGTATTCATGGCAGTCATGGAGGGCATTAGAGATTTCTTTGTCACTATCGGCGAAAACCTAAGTGAGAGCTGGGAAAAAACAACCTCATTTCTTGGTGAAATTTGGGATGGCTTTGTTGGCATAATCACGGGCATTTGGGATTCATTTACAGAGGTATTTGACACGGCTGTCAATGGGTTTCAAAGCGTATTCGAAACAGTCTTTGAGGCCATTGGCGGTTTCTTTGGTGGCATTGTAAACGGCTACATCAACATTTTTGAAACCTTTATTAACTTTGTTATTGGCGGTGTAAACGGACTCATAAACACGCTCAACAAATTACAAATCAACATACCAGGATTTGGTGATTTTGAGGGTTTCACAATCGGGTTCAATTTCGCAAACCTGTCAACTCTTTCAATTCCAAGAGTTGCCCTCGCTGAGGGTGGCTTTGTCAACAAACCAACAAACGCATTGATCGGAGAGGCTGGCCCAGAGGTGGTCATGCCACTTGACAGGTTTGAAAGTATGATGGGACTAGACCAGGGTGGAGGCAAGTCAGTGAATTACTACGCCGCACCTAACCAGTCCATAGATTCAGAGCAAGAATTATTCCAGGCAATGCGTAGAGCAAAGGTGGTGGCAGGTTGGTAGATGTGAACTATTCCCTGATTGGGGCAAACGGTGACACCATTGAGTTTGATTACTCAAGCTACATTCTGAACCCAGATTTTCTAGGGTTCAACATCCCGCCCGCTCAGGTCAGAATTGAAAGCTCAGCTGGTGATGGTGGTGTTTTCCGCCATGCCAAAAGAGGGGTGAGAAACCTAGACCTACCAATCACAATTCTTGGAACTGACAGGGCAGATGTTCAGGCAAAGCTCAGGCGCTTAGCAAAACTGACACAGAACAAAGCGGGGCCTCTAAAGCTAAGGGCCAATTATTCTGACGGCGTTTCCCTAGAACTCCAAACTTATTACACAGGCGGGGCTGAGGGTCAGTGGGGAACCAGCGCTGGAATGACTTTTGCAAAGTGGGCGCTGTCGCTACAGGCACCCGCTCCATACTGGACCAGCCTGACCAGCATTTCCTATGTGATCGGCGAGGAACCAACGGGCCGTGGACTATTGCCACAGCTAACAAAACTAAAGATTTCATCCAACAACATTCTTGGCGTGGTCACGGTCAACAACCTTGGTGATGTCCCTAGCTTTCCTAAGTGGACATTTATGGGGCCTATCACTAACTTGCTGGTTTCAAATGGTACTGATTCATTTACGGTTCCAGGCACTATTGACAGCGGGGATACAATCACGGTGGACACCGCAACGGGTGAAGTGTATGACCAGGACAATGTAAATTCCTACGGCATCCTGGGGGATGCTCCCAAGCTGTTTGCTCTGGTACCTGGTCTTAGTCAAATAACCATCACGGCTGATGACACAGAGGAATCAACCAGGGTGGCGTTTTTCTACGCTCCCAAGTTTGAGGTGGTTCACTAAATGCAAGTTGAGGAACTAATCATTGAGGTCAGAGACCCCTCAAATGCCAGAGTGGGGCAGTTTGTCCCTAGCGATCTGGTGGGCGCAAAGTTTATTCTGAGGTTCAACAATGTTGGCACTTGGGAAATGCGCTTGCCACAGGGTCACAGGCTGGCTGAGCTATTGCGCTTAGCGGGTTACGGCATAATTGTGACTGGCCCTGATGACACCGTTATTTTTTCAGGCCCTACTTTGTCGGCGGCGCTGGAACAAACACCCCTAAACATTGACGGTGACTGGACCATCACGGGCGCTAGTGATGACATAATCCTGGGGGAGCGGTTGGCTTACCCCACACCCTCAACCGCTGATGTCACAGCACAGACTGATTCACATGATGTGCGATCAGGTGCCGCTGAAACCGTAATCAAGGCTTATGTGTCAGCCAACATTGGTCCGACAGCACCAGCCGCTAGAAAAATAGCTGGACTAACAATTCAAACAGATAGCGCACTTGGGGCAACCGTTTCAGCTAACGCTCGTTTTCAGACCTTACAGCAAACAGCCTACGGGCTGGCTCAGACTGGTGGTGTGGGCTATGCCCTAGAGCAGCTTGGGACGGGGCTAGAGTTTCAGGTTTATGTTCCTACTGACAGAACCTCAACCATCAGAATGGACATGGACAATAACAAGCTTTCACGGGCAAACTATTCCTATGCATCAGCCAAGGTCACTAGAGCAATTATGGGCGGCGGCGGCCAGGCGGCATCCAGAGAATTTCTTGAGGTCACAACCACAGCAAGCCAAGCCGCAGAAACAGAATGGTCCCGCCGTATTGAAGTCTTTTCAGACAGCCGCAATTCAGACAACACAGGACAGCTGACCCAATCGGGTGAGGAACTTTTGGTTGATGACGGCAAGACTATTGTTCAAATGTCAGTCACCCCGTCAGATGATTTCAGCATGCAATTTGGGCGTGATTGGTACCTTGGCGATAAGGTCACCGTGGTTATCAATGACCTAGAGGCAAGTGCCGTGGTGACAGAGGTTGGCATTTCAATTTCATTTGATGGTGTACGCCTTGGCGCAACGGTAGGGACACCAGTTGGCATAGAGTATGAAGCAAGGGTGTTGGCAAAGACACAGCAACTTGACCAGAGAGTCTCAAACCTAGAGCGGCAATAGCTCCACCCAATTCAGTTAGAACTAAATAAATTCAGGCAATCCAAGGGAGAAAATAAATGGCAGAGCAATCATTCCCATTTGAAAACATAGACACCACAGAGTCTCAGTTTTCTGAATGGGCAACTAACTTTCAAGAGACTGGGGTCCAAGGCTCACCCACTGGCACCGAGCTTGGCATCACCGTCACAGGATCAGATCTCAACCTAACGATTGCGGCGGGTCAGGCTTTCATTAGAGGCCACTATTACATCAACACGGATAACCTAGTGCTGGCAGTCCCCTCAGCTGGCGTGAACACCCGCATTGACATTGTGGTGGTTGAGCTAGACCCAGAGGCCAACACAATTGTGACCAAGATTGTTTCAGGCACGGCGGTAGCCTCTGATCCAGTAGCACCCACGCTTACTCAAAGCGCAACGGGTATCTACCAGCTCCCAATCGCCACGCTAACAATACCAACCAGCACCGTTGCACTAACCGCTGGGATGTTGGTAGACACTAGAACCTTTATGGGCAATCGAGTAGGTATTTGGACAACGGCAACACGCCCAGCGAACCCAACCGCTTATCAGACCCTTGGTTACAACACCACCTCAGAAATTCACGAATACTGGAATGGCTCAACTTGGGGTTCATTTTCCCCAGACCTTTCAGGGCTAATTCCCAAAAGCACGGTAACAACCTCACAAGACCTAATAGTTGCAGACGGCGCAAGTTCGGTAACTCGCTTAGGTGTTGGCACAGATGATCAGGTTCTTAGTGTTGTAGCTGGAGCAGTAGCTTGGGCAAATGCTAGTGGTGGTCCTGCTGGCATGACTTTACTACTTGATACATCTATAACCACAGGTGTGTCAGAAATTACTTATAGCGGTTTAGGCGGGTATTCTACTTATCAAATTATGCTGACAGATGTTAAGGTTACTGGTACTTTTTCTGCACTAAACATAGACCAATTTAATGGCACTAACGCTGGCGAACAAATTCGTTGGGAAATGGAAAACAACACTAGTACGGAAAACTGGCTTCCTAATGCTGGTGGTAATGCTGATATACGAGGCGGTCAAGCTGCTGATGCTTATACACCAATTTATTTCGCAGTTAATATTACAAATGCAGGGGATAACGGCATAGCAGCATTTTCTTTTGTAGGTGGAGCTAGACAAAACAACGCTTATTCACAGTCCCATTTAGGGCAAGGAATTATAACAAAAGGTGCTACGGCGCTTACGTCATTTAGAATAGCGTCAAATGCAAATTTCTATACTGGATACATAAAAATCTACGGAGGATAAAATGCAAAAAGCTTTTTATAATGTAAAGACTGGCGAAACAATTATTGAGGATTTTACCGCAGAAGAAACTAAAGAAGCAGAAGCTAAAGAAGCAGAGCGTCTAGAGGCTTTACAAAAAAAACAAGCCAAACAATTAGAAATCTTAGAAGCTCGCTCAGCAGCAGAAGAAAAACTTATGGCACTAGGGCTAACAACTGAAGACCTGAAAGCCCTACTCGGCTAATGGAAGAAAAAGAGCCTCACGCTAGGGTCACGCTCCAAATGCTTTACGGAAAGCAACTGGAAAATGAACGCCTACTTATTCAACTCACAGCCAAACTTGGCTATTTGGACACGGTACCTGAGAGGGTTGCCCAGCTAGAAATTCAGCAAGCCAAAAATGCTTGGATTGAAAAGATAGCTTGGGCCGCCCTGGTGGGTGCTGTCCTGGGAATTGTCAACCAACTGACGGGAACATTATGAACAAATACAAGCCCAAAAAGCGCAAGGGGTTAGCATGACTAAAAAGAAAAACACACCAAATGCTGAGTTCAGGGATTGGGACTTTGTGCCCGCTGATGAATTTTTGCCGCCGCAAAAAGCACCCACTCACATTATGGCTGAGCGTGAAAACATTCTGACCGTTGCCCAGCTACACCTCCCAGATGGGATGACTAGGCATGAATACGCCCTCCAGCTGATGAAGCTCAACACTTCATTTGCCGTGGGCAGGACCATCAACCTTGTCTAGGTGGCAGCACCCATTCCCCGAGAGCACTATCACCAGCCGCTTTGGGGTTACGGTCAGGCGCACTAACCCGCACAGGGGAACTGACTACGCACCTGGAGCTAATGCGCTCATTCCAGCCGTCACTGACGGGGAGTGCGTATCTGTCCAGTGGTCTGATGTTCTTGGCTGGGTGATGATTCAGGCGGCATCAACTGGGATTCATTACATTGGTTATTGCCACCTGTCTTGCAACGCTCATGGCATAAATTGTCAAGGGTCATCACAGCACACTGACGGCTCAACCTGTATGGTCAGACTGGCCCCAGGTCACATGCTAAAAAAGGGTGACCCAGCTGGGCGAGTCGGGAACACGGGTTCGGCAAGCCGTGGCGCACATTTGCACATCACGCTGAGCACATCCCTCAAGGGTGTGTTCTATGGCAAGGTGTACGACATAGCCAAGTTCATCAACAAACAGCTTAAAAAGAAACCAGAGGTGTGCTCATGTTGCAAAAGGCCACTCTAAAAAAGCTAGGATTGACAGCCATTGATGGCATGTTTTTTCTAGGCGGCGAGGTCAAGACCGAAACCGATAACTGGAAGTTCAGACGGCGGCTAATTTACGGCGCTTATAGATTGGCAGTTGCGATTATCCTGTTTGGAGCTTTGACCTTTTTCTGGGACACAGGCGTGAGTAATAACCTGGTCACTGGCGGCATAGCTTTGCTGACAATAATTGTGACCGCCTACACAGCCTCAGCAACCTTTGAGGACATCAAGAGAAATAACAGACAGGACCTAGAACCATGAAAATTTTTACCTTAGAATTTTGGAGCTACGCTGGCGAGAGAGCCATCAAGACATTTGCACAGGCGGCCATTGCGGCCCTTGGAGCTGGAAGTGTTGGCCTCTTTAGCATTGACTACGCTGGACTGATTAGCGTTTCAGCTGGTGCCGCTCTGCTATCAGTGCTAACATCAATCGTGGCTAAATCCAAAGCCTAAATAATTAACACCCCATCACCGTGTAATGGCGTGGTGGGGTTGTCTCTTACCCCAACAAAAAAGACCCCTAGCCAATCGCTGGGGGTCTTTTTTTTGTGCCTAAATTATAGTTTCCTTTTCAGCTTCACACGCTCTCTGTGTGTCAGCCCGCCCCAAAGCCCGTGGGCCTCATTGTTGGCCATGGCATACTCAAGGCACAGCCGCTGGACAGGGCATTTGGCACAGAGTTTTCTGGCCACATTGTAGGCGGCCCCTATCCCTGGGGTCTCAGGCGGAAACCATGCCTCAGGGTCGCTATCACGGCACCCAGGAATCACCCTAGATTCCTCAATGGTTTCATTCAGTTGGTTCCAAAGGTCTCTAGAGTGGCGGGTCTCAAACATTCCAGCACCCTGGACACATCTGGTGCTCTGAGCGGCTAATGCTCCAACCGTATTTCCAGCCAAGCTTCATCACCTCTGACATGCTCATGGGGATTTGGGTGGTTTGCTCAGTGAACATAGTGTGACATTTGGAACAGTTCATGTCCCAGATGCCCACATCATTTAGTTTTATCAATGTCTTACCTTTCGTGTATGGTGAAATCATTACACATTGAAAGGACAACATGCAAATCCAAACAGCAAAGCACTTGGGAACTTTTGACAGCTCTCAGCCAGAGTGGCACGAACTACGAAAGGGCAAGGTGGGAGGTTCCCTGGTTGGCACCATAGCGGGGCTAAACAAATGGGAGTCACCCTATACAGCTTGGGCCAAATTCTCTGGACACATTCCTGACCAAATACCAGACAGCCCACCAATGGAATGGGGCCGCAGACTTGAGGGCGTGGTGCTGGACAAGTTTGCAGATGAACACCCAGAGCTAACCATCCAGCGAGATGTTGGGACTTGGCAAAGCCTTGAGCACTCATTCCAGATTGCCAATGTTGACGGGCTGGCACAGGAAACTGACGGCACCCTGAGCGTGGTGGAAATCAAGACCGCAAAATACCCAGATGATTGGGCTGATGGTGTGCCTGATTATTACCTCACCCAGGTTCAGTGGTACATGAGCACCCTTGGTCTGAAAAAGGCTTATGTGGCTGTCCTCATTGGCGGGTCTGACTATCGTGAGTTTGAGGTCAAGGCTGATGTGTTCCAGCAATCGGCAGACATGATGATGGTGGAGCAATTCCTAGAGTGTGTTGATGAAAACACAGCACCAGATTGGGACGGTTCAACCAGCACCTATGAAAGCGTGAGGCGAATGAACCC